CCGCTGGTCTTCATCACTGTTTTTTAAAACTGTTGGCCCAGGGTTCGATTCAATGCCGTATTGTGTCAAATCCTTTTCATATGAAGGTAGTTTTGCCCATATACTGGCTTTCCGGCTTATTTCCCTTTCACGCTTGGCCTGTTTGTTGCGCTTGTGTCTGTCGCGCCTTTCCTTCTTTTTTCTAGCCCTTTCAAATGCCAACTGGGCCAGATTAGCGAGGTCTTCGTTACTTAGATTGTCAAATAGTTTTTGATACATTTCTGTAACTTGATTTTTTGACAGGTCCTCGCAACTTTTGATTGAGTGCAGAATATCAAAAGCTCTCAAAAGTTGCAAAGCATTGGTTTCGTTGTAATACTTTGGTTCATCTTCGTGATTCTCCTCGACAATCACTGTTATTATTCCTTTTGTTGGACTGTCTACCGTTACTGTCCTTGGCAACAACACTTCTTCAGGTATTGATTCGAGTGTTGGTCTGTACGTATTGTGAGTTTGTTCCTCATTCATGTTTCTTGGTGTTGCTTGGTGTAGCACACTCATCTCTCGCATTTTGGTTTCTACGGTTTCTTGCGTTGTAGCTCGCTTGCGTCCTTGGTTATCAGTGGACACTCCGATCTTTGCAGTTTGTTCAGTAATATAACTTTTCGGCTAATCAGGCCTTTGCTTTCAACATGTTCTTTTGCTTGTATAGGTGACAAGACTACATTTGAAGTTTGAGTACTCTCCGAGTAGGCTTTGTATCTATGTGTCGATACTTATTAATATTTCGTTAACCATTCAAATTTTCCTATTAGTTAGTCCAAGCTTTTTCACGGCTTGTGTGGACAGTCAGGCAGGATATTTTTCACTCCTGCGGTCATGTTCACGTGACATCCTAATGTTCCAATGTGTTATGGTATCCATATCGTCATGTCAGACGGTTTATTCATTCCCCCGCCTATGATTTCTATGAGGTATTATGTTTAGTTTGATCGTGTTATGATATGATCTACTGTCTGTTGTCTCAGGGCCTCCGTCGGTCCAGCGGGAAAAAGATAGGTGAG